TTCAATTATGAATGGCTCTTTACCAGCCGATAATATGCAAAAATCGTCAATACGGACGTTGTTTCCTATCTGAATATTTAATGGATTATATATGCTACACTTTCGACTAATTTGAACATTGGTTCCAAATTCTTTAAGTCCTAGTTCACTCAGCTCGGTGTACGTATAAAAACTCATTTTTTCAATATACTAATAATCCTATTGATGTCTGAATACCCCATGTCTGTAGTACAAGGAATACATACTATCTTAGAAAACAAATGATCTGCAGTCGGCATCGACGTAAGAGGTTCGTAATACTTACGTGCCATAACGTTGTTTTCCAATAATGTTCGGTGGTAGAATTCAGAATTTTCCGTTAGAATACAAAAACACGAATGAAATGCATCTTCTGCGAAATTAGGGTATAGTTTGATATTATCTGGCAGATGAGATATAAAATAATCTCGCAACTGCGCATGCTTGGTAGTCATTTCAGAAAACCCCTCTAGATGTTGTAGTATATAAACTGCCGAAATATCCGACATTTTATAATTGGAACCAAGTTTGTTCCATCTGTGATGTTCATCAAATCCAAAGTTAATGATTTTCCGAATAGATTCTTCGTATTGTTTGTCTATAATAACACATCCCCCCTCACCAAACCCAATCGGCTTTGTGTGATGAAAACTTACAATTGCTGCATTACCGTAATTGCATGCGTTATGTCCTTTATAAAATGAATACGGAGTTGCTGCGTTATCGAATACTAGCAGCTTATTGTGAAGTTTACACCAATCTACGTACTTTTGTAAATCGACAACCGTTCCAAAAATATTTGTAATTATGACACAGTCAACATTGTTTGGAATTTGCGTTACGTCAATTCCACCATCGGTGTCAATATCGACGATGTATGATGATTTCAAGTACCCCTGTGCAGACGAAGGAAATGTCATAGATTGTGTAACACACTGGACATCTTTGTTGTAATACAATTCAAACGCGGATACTACGGACCATATACCGTGTGTTGCGTTGCTTACGCATATTACTGCTTTTGTATCAGATATTTTCAATAATTGTCTAATTGTGCATTCTAGTAACTGCACATTTGGCCCATTATTTGTAAACTGATTAGTCCTCACACTATCTGCCATCAGACGACTAACGCTATCTTCTCGTATGTGTTTATTCGGAACCCATTTAATATTATCCATTACATACACATATATACAATGGTGAAAATCGTAGATTGCTTCTTGATATATAACGAGCTAGATCTTCTCGATTTTAAACTAAATTACTTGTCCCCAGTGGTAGACCACTTTGTAATCGTTGAAAGTAGTCTTACGCACAGCGGAAACCCAAAACCAATGCTGTTTACAGAGGCTATGCGCAGTGGCAGATACGACGCATTTCGTGACAAAATTATACATGTAGTTGTAAACGATGATGTCCCACCGCCGCCAAAACCGTTGATTAGATCAATACGTAATATAGTTCCAAAAAATCGTATCGTGGAGTGCATAGCCCGGGGGGATTATCAAAGAAATGCGGCTGTTCGCGGACTTAGTACATTAAGCTTGGATGATAATGACATTATCATTATTAGTGATGCAGATGAAATCGCTGATAGAAACACATTGCGTGTAATAAAAGAAACGGGTATTAATAAAATTTATTCTTTAGACCAGGATATGTATTACTATAATTTATCATGCAAATATGCACACAGATGGCACTTAAGTAAGTGCATGAACTATAAGTCTCTAGTTGAAAATCGGTACCTTCTAAATCAAATAAGAAACATTGTAGGTCTACCAATAATGCAAAATGGTGGATGGCATTTTTCATACTTTGGAAACGTGTCGTACATGCTCGATAAAATTAAACAATCGGCAGACCAACGTTTGCCGGTACCGACAATTGCAGACATAGAAGCGCGCGTTAAAAATAACAGCGACCTATTTGCACGCCAATACGAGTCATTTATAACGATAAACCCTAAAGACAACACTTATCTACCAGAAGGATACGAATATATTATTGATAATCCGCCAAACCCTGTGACAATTTAATGCTTTATTATAATCAATGACACTAAAATTGATAAATGGAAGATTTCAAATAAAGAATCCTATACCAGCAGTTAAGGAGTTTACTGTGTGCACTCAACCGTCACACACGATAAACGGCAGTATCTCAAAAGGATGTCGTTCATTCGATTTATTTGACACTATTATTGCTAGGAAACGCAGTACTCCGGATAGCATATTCGATGCAATAGAATCAGAATTCCCGTTTGTAAATTTCAAACAGTATAGAATACAAGCAGGAAATACGACTACAGGAACAATTTATGACATATACAAGACATTTAAACAATTGACACAATGTACTGATGATATAATATCTAAATTAATACAATTTGAAATTGAAACCGAGATTAATAATTGCTATTTGATTCGCCCAAATTACAATCAAGTATCCGATGGAGATATTATTGTATCAGACATGTACCTGACAGAAGATATATTACGGCGGCTCTTGAAAGCTGTAGGATTTAATAAACAAGTTGATATCTATGTGTCTAGAGATGGCAAGATAACAGGGAATATTTGGAAGATAATCAACAAACAATTCGCATACCACATGGGAGATAATCTACTCACAGATGTGCAAATACCGCGTAGCTACAATATATCTACACAACTTACAACAATCCACCAAATAAACAGAACAGAACAGTTCTTTATTGAGCAGGGGCACGCTTCATTTGCATTCAAGTTGAGACAATTTCGCCATCAGAATCCCTATACAATTGATACTCTCGAATATAAACTGTATAATGATCAAGCAATTGTGAACATCCCGTTTTTAATATTGTTATCAAATACCTTACATAATATTTTGAGCAATGAACAACTAACCACGTTATTGTTAACAGCCAGAGATTGTTGTTTAATGGAGCTCATATTTCCGTTTATATATCCGCAATATACTACAATACGGTTTGAAGCATCACGCAAAGTGTATGCATATCCAAATGCAGAATATAAAGCATATTTGAAAAACATATATAATGACAATTGTTTAATATTTGATTTAGACGGAGCATTCCACTCTGGGAGGTCGTTATTTAAAACTTTATTCAATAAATATCCACGCGTTCATGTGTTCAATTACTATTCATCTAGAGACTCGGTGTATGACGGATTAACATTTTCCGTTATAGATGGTCATCCTGCGATGAATACATACAATGTGGACATAGTTGGTCGTATGGAAGTATATCCTCATAGAGACCCAGCTCGATACAATTGTGCGCACGCAAACGTATATCGGAATACTGTTATTGAGTTTGTAAAATTTATTGATAAACAAGATATACCCACTGAAAGCAAATTACTTGTACCTTTCTATTATCCATATTTTAAAACGTTGTCGAATTTTCAATACGATCAAGACGACTAATTATAAACTCGTTTAAGGAATGCTAAAGGTCTAGGTGGAGGAGGAGGAGTATCGTCCTTCCACGTAGATGGTCGGTCTATCTTGTGCACATTCGGTGGCTCTGCCAAATACACATTCAATCGAAGTTTATCAAATAAGATGTTGTAATGATGATCGGAGGATTCATGAAATGGCAAAAATGCAGCACACAACTTCTGTGCTGCATTTTGGGTCAAGAATAGGAAGTGCGCACCTTTTGATGCTCCGTATATCTCGTATTGTCTATACACCGAACCATTTGATAAATAATATTGAACATAATGATGAAGCCCATATGTGTGCTTATATAGCCGTTTTCCGTCTACAATAGGCTCAATTGGTTTTTTACCTAAAAAGTCACTATCAAATACACAATCCCAGTCATTCGGCATTTCATCCATATATACTTTCAACGTGTTTGGAACATTATCTCGAAACTCGATATTGTCTTCCATAATCACTGCGTGTTCATAGCCCTTCTCACAAATATCTTTAAGAGCAAGATAATGCTTGTATGTGCATGAAATCATACCTCTTGGCAGAGTTGATTTTGTGCATACATTTGGAAGAGGATCGTGCTTATTAGGGTATGTAATCCACGTGACATCATCAGCTGGAATCCCGTATCGGCGAAACTGGTCTTCCATAAATGGTTTGCGTGTTGCATCAACTCCGTGGATTAGATAATAATGCATTACTTCTTATAGACATTTTGAAATCCGTGGATTAATTCGCGAAACCCGTGTTGCTTCAATTGACTGCGTATTTTATCATAATTACACTTATTTGGAAAATCCGCTTCGAATATGACAGTATGCAGTTGTTCGTACAAAAACGGGTGCTCGTCAAAGAACGTCTCTAAAAACCCTTCGCAATCGGCAACCAACGCGTCAAATGTAAGATTATACTTTGACTGTATTTCTTCGACGCTTAACGAGAGATTATTTGTGTTTTTCGATTTGACAGTTCTTGAAGCATACCCCATATGAATTAATTCACGAGCCTCTTTAGATACAAACCCTTTATGTATATTCACCGAGCATCCATTGGCTTGAATATTGTTTTCTAGAGCCTGCCATACCGTTGAGTCCGGTTCAACAGACACCTGTTTCATTTTATCTTGTAACTTCTTGTTGATCGCACACGAGACACTCCCATACCGAGCTCCCAATTCAAGAACAGTCGATGTGGAATTGATGTATTTGTACGCCAAACACTGCTCAGGATATTCCTGTGCTTTATCTATCAACGTACGGTGTTCATTGTATACTACAATATTTTCAGGATGTTCTAATGTAGTTAGATCAACCAGCTTGTTGTCTGAGTCATAAAAGGATAGATGATTCGTCCATTCAAACTCATTGTTTACAACCGGACGAAATATCTTAGACCAGCTAAACATTGTATTTATGATGGTAATAACATTAAATAATTGATGATATTTTGAAATGCATCATCGGCTGGAATAAATCCATACGGAACTTGGATAATGGAATTATTAATATCGCTATATACCGTAGCTTGACGGCATATTGGGTTTACGGCTATCCAATTATCTCGCTGTTGTAATTTGATCCAGTATACATCAATATTAAATGCATGAGCGTAAATTTTAGGGTACATTTCAATGTAAGAATTCATTTGAAAAATATTCCATACAGGCGGCTTTATAGGTGTTAGTTTTTTACGTAAGCCCGCTTCCATGTTACTAATCAAAGTATCATAGTAATGATATTTTACTATATAGGCATTTGTATGGATCCCAGCAGTTAATTTCGGATAATTAAAACATCTGTAGATTCCAGTTAATAAACACACATCCCACGGTTCGTGCGTTATTGTTTCTTCTAGATGTGCATATCCATATCCTGCATTAAATTCTATCCATTCTAAATCATCTTCTAGTACAGACTTCCATTGATGTTGTTTTGCCATTTTCAAAACACCGATATGACTCATTGCACAACCAATAATTCCATTCGAATTTGAAACTGCCGAATACCTTATAAACTTTTCTTGTGGAATATGCCCTTCGTTCATGAACTTATTCATAAGTTGTCGCCTATCCTCTCTACTGTCTAAATTTATATATACAGCTTTATCAATAAATTCCCACATTTATTACTTGCGTATAGAACTTTCAACAGTATTCTGTCGCGTCTTATGCTTTTCAAGCACCGTTATGCTGTCGTAAAAGTGCATCGACTGCGTTATGCACGAAAAATCTGTGTCGATTTGCTTAGCTTTCGTAGGCCGTTCCCACGCAAACCGCTTTACTTCCAAGTCTCGTACGTGTTTTGCGTTTACTTTATCAATTAGCGACTTCAGATACTCAATAGATGTTCCTTGACGCAATAACCCACCACCGTATTCTTCCCAGTAAGAGGTATGCAAATCTTCGATTAGATATGTTCCCCCCGGCACGATATTAGGATACAATGCTTCAAATGTTATAATTACGTGTGAGTTGAAATGACTACCATCGTCAATAAGAATGTCTATATTTGGAACCGCTGCCTTGATTTGATTTAGAAAATCCACGTTACCTTGATCGCCTATAAATATTTTTACATTTGGAAACTCAGATTCAAAACGTTTGCATTCTGGATTTATATCAACTCCATAAATTGTACACTGACCTTTGAAATAATCATTCCACATTTCAAGCGAGCCACCCTTTGCAACACCAATTTCAACTATAACTGGATGCTTTCCCTTGTATTTTGAAAAATGCCTATCATATATTTCAAAATAGTGATGCCACTTATGAACAGGAAAGCGCTTCTCCTTATTCCAAAAGAAATTTGAAAAGTCGTCCATTATTGTATAACTCAGCACAAAATTGAATGCTTGATTTGAGCGCTCAATTTTGGGTTTCCCCTTTTTAGTATTTTAGTATTCAAACATCAACCTACTGCTTAGTTGCTGTACGCTAGACCACCCATACCGCTCATCACGCGGAGGACGTTGTAGTTCAGCGCATACACGCGCACCTGAGCCGTACGAGAGCCAACCACCGTGTTGATGGAGACCGTCAGCTGGAGCGTCGCCTTGTCAATGCGGCTGAAGTTGCACGTGCCGCTCGGCTGGTGCTCCTCGGGGCGCAGGGCGAACGAGTACACGTTGATACCCGTGCAAGGCGTGCGGCTGTGGTGCTGGTAGGGCTGCACGCGGTCGAAGTAGGCGCCCTCACGCTCAGTGAAACGGTCCTGTCCGTTGAGCTGCAGCTTGGCGACTTCAATAGGATTCTTACCCTCGCAGCGCACACCGGAGTCGAGGATGACCTTGGCGAGGAGGTAGTTAACACCCGACTCAAACTCATTGACACCAAAGGTATCAATCGTGTCGGCACCAATGAGAGAGCTGGGCTGCGAGGGACCCTGTCCGAGCAGCCCCGTGGCCTGACTACCGCCTGCCGAGGCGCCACTGACATAAGCCGAATTACTCGTGCCAGTCGTCTGTGACAGCAGAGACATAATCAGACCCTCCGTGCTGAAGTCATCGGAGTAGTTGAAAGGCTGGGGGCCACCGACCGACGCGATCCACGCGGGGTTCGAGCAGTCGACGAACGAGTCGCGCTGCACCACCCAGAAGAGCTCCTTCACGGGGTGATTGAAGTTCAGCTGGATCTTGTTGGAAGACGACGTGATCGACTCAGCGCCAGTGTACTGCACCTGCTCGATGAGGTACTCGTGGCTCTGCTGGGCGAAGCGGCGGCGCTCCTCGGTGTCGAGGTACACGTAGTCAACGTACAGAGACGCGGCGGCGAGGGACTGCGCCGTAGGCGAGGCAGCCACACCGAGCGAGCTCTCGTAGTACGTGCAGTTCTGCCACGTCTCGAAGTCGACGTTGATGCGCACCTCGTGGTACTGGAGAGCGATCAGGGGAATCGCCAGACCAGGGTTGCGGCAGAACCAGAACTGCAGAGGCACGTACAGCGTCTTCGCGGGGGTACCCTGGCGGGGCACGCACGAGATGGTCGTCTCAGACGCGGCGCAGGTCGCATCCAGAGCCAGTCCATTCGTACGCTTCGTCAGCACTAGATCGTGGGTGTTACCAATGATCGAGTCAAGGGCAGACACGGTACCGGCGTCCGTAGACAGCTGGGTCCAGATCTGCATCCAGTCACCATACTGGCGATCGATGCGCTGGCCACCGATTTCAACCTCAACCTGCTTGATGAGGCGGTGACCAATGTACGAGAGCCAGCGGAAACCGGCGCTCGCATTTCCAGCGCCGAAGGTACCGGTGGTCAGCTTCAGATCAATCGCGGGCAGCACAACCTGCACATATGTCTTGTACATAAGATCGGCGTTACGGTTAATCACAGCCGTCACGCGCTTGTTAAAGTCAGCCTGACCATTGAAGGTGACTTCAATCGACTCCACAGCGAAGTTGGTATGGCGCTTGTACAGCACCTTCCAGAAGGTAATCTGGGGGTTACCCGAAATGTAGATATCCTGTGCACCATAAGACACTAGCTGCATAAGTCCGCCGCCCATATTGTGTTTATGATATAGAATGAGAAAAATTTTTGTCAAAATAAATCAACGCCTGGCTTCTGCCGACCGCGAAGGTTCATCCATGATGGGCTATACCTTGATGCTGGCTTTATGCGCGTATACCTATAGAATAACATATTGCTATTCATTCGTTCCTGTAATTCGGCGGAGTACGAACTTTTAAATAACTTTGAGAAATCATACGTATTATCGATCATATTTGAATATTGTCTTTCAAGGTACTCTGGAGTTATTTCAGAATAATCGCGTGTATACAGAATTGGGCAATTGCCGTATGTTTTTAAAATATGACTATGTACTTCTACTATAGGTATGCATCCTGCCATTAATGCTTCATAGTGTCTATGGCAATCAACTCCGTTACCAGCTGGAGAAACTATGAATTTATACTTCGGAAGTTCATCAAAGTAGACATCAGGGCTCAGCGCTTGATTAATGATTCCAACTGCTTTCATTTTCTTAATAACATCTTTGCGGCTTGTCTTTCTGTTGCTAACATTAATTTTATCTGTTTCAGGACTTACCGCGCATAGTACTAAGTTCTCGTGCTTTCCAATGAGTGATTGTTTTTCATATTTATAAGATACTCCAATCGGAAAGGGTTCCTGAAAGTCCATACCATTCGGGGTAGAGGCATTCACGATTATTTCTTTCTGAGACTTCTGAAGACTTTGCCAGTCGCGAAGAGTATACATTATATTGTATTAATAAATGAACGCCTGGTTGTTGCCGACTGCGAATCCCATCCTCAACACTTTCCTACGTTCCATAGTATTGATTTTATTTATGGTATTTGGGCTGAATAGCAGTTGGTACTCGGCATACTGGGGTGCAATTATTCACGATACCATTTCGCTCATCGCGATTTATCCGTTGGTTAAGTAAATTACAACACACGATTAGGTTCGTGGATGATTTTCAAGCTGCAGACCCGTAGAACCAAATCCACCCGAGCCACGCGAATCGGGAGGAGACGGGAGCTCGTCAGTTAGCACAATACGATTCCAAGGGAGAAAGTTGTGCTGACAAATTTGAAAAAGACGCGCCCCATAATCAAATCGCATGGTAGTTTCTTCCTCCGGATACAAATTGTCAACTTTCGCCTTAAGCTCTCCACGGTATCCTGCGTCAATCAACCCAATTGAGTTACACATGCGAAATGCAGTCATATAAATAGAAGAGCGCGGCAGAAGAAGGCACGGAACTGGGCTACCATCTGACGAAGTAGCAGCTACATTAATACCCAGTGAAAAACTGTGAAGCTTCATACTCATATCAATATTTTTAGCAACCATAGGGATATCAAACCCAGAATCAGTCAAACGATGATTATCGATCTGCTTCTGAATCATATCGCGTAGTTCGGGATTTTCAGCACGGATGTATAGCGTCATAATACCCTATATATGCGAGCTCAGTTTATATGCTTTAAGCAAACAGGAAGATACTTATCTGATCCACCAACATCAATTTGAGGACCACTGTTATCATTCTTGCGAGTAAACGGGGCTAGAGTTCCGTCTCTGCACAAAGCACAATACGCGTTCAATTTTGTAACATTTGTTGCATATGGAATACATTTGAGAACCTCGCCAAATGGCTCTTGTCTCGCGTCTCCATCTAGTCCAATGATAAGAATATCGCGCTTGAAAGATTTTAGAATATACACGACGAAATTTAGAAGTCCGCTGAAGAATTGAGCTTCTTCGATAACAATACAATCGCTGTTTGTAATTTCTTGTGTAGGTGCGAGTGGTCTCCCAACATCCCAAACCATACAAGGAAATTGTTCTTTATCGTGTGTAATTAGGACATCATTTTGTGAATACCGGCGATCAATATCCGGCTTTATAACTACAACCTTCTTACCAATTGCGGTCTTACGCCGTACGTATGACATTGCGTGACTAGACTTACCCGAAAACATAGGTCCGAGAACAATATCGAGAGACATTTTATAGGCTACTAATCTTGTAATAATCTAATCCGTTTTATTTTTCATACACATTAATACGAATCCCGATTTGATCGCATCTTGTAAACAAACATTGAAGTTTGAACCAGCGGACGGTTCACGTGATATTGCGACTTCTTCTATTCCATAATTCCAAGCAGTCACTGGATTACTTCCATACATTTCGTAACGACCCGGGGGGTGTGGCGGTACTAGGGTTGGGATACCCACCTTTTGCAGATAAAATGATAAGTTGATGTCTTCGCCACCTTTCAAATCGTGAACGTATGATGGACTATAATTCCATAAATGATGGATCCATTCTCGCTTTAGAAACCACGCGTGTCCAACAATGTCAACTTCTTCTATGTTTGCGTTTGGTCTATCCCAACCAATTCGATCATCCATACTAATATTGTAAGACGGTGATGGAAATCGAATGCCAATTGTGCCATACAATCCTTCACGTATTTGCATCGAATTCAAACAATTTTCGAACCATCTATTTCCTGGTATAGTATCATCATCGAAGACACATACGTATTTTGTATTTGCTAATAGAGCAACAGCAAATCGAGTCCATACTCCAAAGTTTGTATTACTATTAATATATTTCACATTTGTGAAAAGATTGATTGGAACTTCAGCATCAGCAACTCCTTCTGCAAAATTTCTAACAATTATGATTGTTTTAGGTCTTACTGTCTGACTCATCAGTGCTTCTAATTGCTCCCTCAAATGTTGTGGGCGTTTGTATATTGTTAATATAGCTGTTATATCTTCTCCGGAAGTGGTTACTTTAATTTTATGACCGTGGTTGAAATCGCAAATTGTTTTTGATAATGAATCAGTGGGAATTACGTACTGTCGGTTAGTATAGGCTTTCATATATAAATCAAGAGACGATCCAGCGTCAAGGTATATATTATTCGGAAACAGTTCTGCTAGCACTGGAATTATTAGCTTGCTCCACGGTCCAGCCGAGAACGCGAATATTCCGGACTTTTCAGATACCCATGTTCGAATATTCTCTAACACGGTTTGTTTCTCAGTATCCCATCTGTTAGCTAGTTGTTCATCGATAACAAATTTGTCTAATACGTTTAGATTGTAATTATTTGATTTATAAGGACCTATGTAATAGAATGGGATTTTATCGTATATAAATACGCTCATAAACGATTGCCAGTTTGCATTACATACCAAATTTCCATATGTTAGTTTATCCTGTGGTATATTGAATGTATCCATATACCATTTATAAATACCCTCATAACATCCTTTACACGGGATTCCTACATATGCGTTTGGTAATTCGAGCATTTTGCGAACAGAAGCGAATATATCATCTTTAATACTGCCTCCAGCAAAACTGCAGTTATCTATATTTGAAAACGGTTGTCCGGTCATAATCAAATACTCGCCATCATTTGGACGTATAAATGAAAACGGTTCTCTATTTTTTATCTTATTCTTAAAAAATTCTAAATGTTCTGTGCTATCCTTATTGATTAAAGGGTTAACACACCCGTCTGCAAACATTTTGGTATTCTATGAAAGGTATGTCAAAATAGCATATGCTGTGTTCCCTCTGCCGTATAAATAGCAAGGTGGTAGTCGGTGATTGGGTATCCGCGCAAATACATCATTTAATTCACAATAATCAGGCTTTACTAAAAATAAATATGGCTCTGGAATTTGGTCACGTTCTGTTTTATCTCGCAGTACAATAGTTGGCTTTCCTAAAAACGATGCCTCTTCTTGAATTCCACCTGAATCGGTTAATACACAGAAGCAATCTTTAAGATAATTCAAAAGTGTACGATGTTCGCAAGGTTGAATAAATTTCACATTTAAATCGATAGTTGCATTTTTTACAATTGCCTGTAATTCAGGATTCGGATGCAATATCCACAAAAATTCCTTATCAGTATTAGTTTGAATACATTGCTTCAAATTACGAACAAACGAATCTAGATACTGAATGTTCTCCCTGCGATGAAAAGTAATCAAAACAGTATTGCCAGAAGTAACGGTCAAATTGTATTCTTTAACTAAATCGAGAATCGTATTGCCAACTGTATATATCTTTCCAACTACCTTCTCACTTTCCAATAACTGTTTATTGTATTCATGTGGTGCAAGATGAATGTCGGCTATTCTTGATATCATTTGACGATACCCTTCTTCTGGATAAGGGCGTGTGATATCATACGTACGAAGACCTGCTTCAAGATGTACAATTTTTATATTATTTTGAAAAGCAGAAAGTGCCGAATAAAAAGCTGTAGACGTATCGCCTTGCACGATCATGTGTGTTACATCGTTTTCTTTCAGAATATTACCCAATTTTAATAGTATTTCAGAACCAATGCAATCAAGCCTATTTTCAGATGTTTTGACCAGACTAATAGAAATATCAGACTGCAAATCAGCTTCTGCTATATCTGTATGTTGAAATATACGAATAACTGTTAATTTACAAAGTTTTATAATAGGCAATATCTTCAAGTACTCGGGACGTGTTCCGTAAACTACAGCTAATTTCATTGATATACAAAGTCTATAACTTTTAAGTCTAATAAATCTCATCCAAACACCATACGCGGTACAATGTGCATAGCTTCTAGTTCCTGTGCCCACAGTTTGGCAGCATACGGGATCGTCTTCATCTCAAAGTCGGTTTGTGATCCACACGATCCGCAGTGATAGATATTTTCCTTTTGGTTTAGGACTGCGATTGTACCACATCCCTTGCAGAACCCAGTCGTGAAAGGATCGCTTACATCCATCAGGCGTTCCTTTGTGAACATTGCAGCGCCGTGAGAAATCATACAATCGCGTTCCATCTCTCCAACACGCAAACCACCATCTCTGCTGCGGCCCTCGCAGGGCTGGCGAGTCAGCGATACAATCGGTCCCCGTGCTCGTGAGTGTGCCTTATCTTTCACCATATGCTTGAGTCGCTGATAGAACGTTGGTCCCATAAAGATTTCAGCCTCCATCATTTCACCTGTCTGTCCGTTGTACAACAGTTCGTTGCCGTAAGGATGCATCCCCAGTTCAATCAGATGATTTCTCAAATCCTTCTGTGACAGATGCGAATATGGAGTTCCATCACCAAGAGTTCCTTTCGTCGCACAAATTTTTCCGAACATTGTTTCCATCAGCTGTGCAATCGTCATTCGCGACGGAACTGCGTGAGGATTCATAATCAAGTCCGGTCGCATTCCACCTGCAGTGTACGGCATATCCTCCTCATTTAGCAGGATACCACACGTTCCCTTCTGTCCGTGGCGTGAACTAAACTTGTCACCAATTTCAGGCACACGCTCGCTTACGACGCGTACCTTTACAAATGGATACCCATCTGAGTTCTTGTCCTGCCACACGCCATCTACGCGACACGCCTCTGAATTTTTGTGCGTAGTTGACGAGTCTCGGTATGCATACCCGTTTGGATCCTGCTTCAAGTTTGTAACTTTTCCGATCACAACATCATTTTCCTGCAGCATAGTACCGACAGCTGGCAGACCATTGTCTTGAATCGCTTGATAAGACGACGTCTTGAATCCTCGAGTAGTCGATCTATTTGGTTTCATAAACTTCTCTTCCTTACCACTCGTTACGTTACGATGTTCTTCGTCCTTGTACATCGTATAGTATAGGCTTCGGAACAGCCCACGGTTTACTGCCGACTTGTTCAAAATCACTGAGTCCTCCTGATTGTATCCGCCATAAATACCAATTGCGACGATTGCATTTGTGCCAAACGGCATCTCGTGGGTATTCAAGATGTTCATAATACGTGTCTCTACAAACGGACGCTGTGGCTGACAGTAGATATACCCATTTTTATCAAGGCGTTTTGCATAATTTCTCGCAAAGATACCGACTGCCTGTTTGCCCATAGCAGACTGGTATGTGTTACGAGGCGACTGATTGTGATCACTCATTGGGATACTTGAAGCCATATGTCCGAGAATCATTGTCGGATGGACTTCACAATGAGTGTGGTTTCGAGTGATATCCTTCGGAAACATTGCAACGCGAACTGTTTCTGATTCAGATGAATCGATAAATTCAACACAGCTGTTTACCCAATCATTCCAAATATCAGACGCTGGTGCACTTAGCATCTTACCACCTTCCACCCGGAACAGAGGGCGCACAAATCGTCCTCCATCCGACTCGATCGAAATTTGATGGTGCTGAATATTCCACGCAATACTTGTGTGAGGATGAAGGCGAAACGAACGCTTGGCTTCCTTCAAAGTTGCATGTACGCTAACCGGATCGCGTGTGTATGCGACAATTACGCCATTTAGAACGATAGAAGTTCCCGAATGTGAAACTGGCTTCTGTATCCATTCAATCTTGTCGAGGCTATTTAGAACATTCATCGTAACAGCCGACGGAGTGTGCTGCGTGATCGATGTCAGCATAGACAATGCCTTCACAATACCAACTGAATGCCCCTCCGGTGTTTCGACAGGGCAAACATAGCCCCAACTAGTCCCGTGTAACTTACGAGGCGCAAGTAGCTTACCAGATTTTTCGACTGGAGTTTGAATGCGTCGCAAGTGACTGACTGTTGCAAGGTACGACAGTCGATTGAGAACTTGAGAAACGCCGACCTTCGTTGCATTCGACAAGCTGGCAGAACTGGAGGTGCCAAGACCCTGCACTGTGAAGTTCCCAGTAGCAAGTGCCTGCTTGAGTTTGCCTTCGATAGTCGACACCTTCAGGATCTTGTACAAATTATTGACATTTAGAACATCAAGTGGCTGAGGGTCACCCTTCTTCCACGTATCGTTATTTACTTCGTGTACGAACTTTCCACGGATGTCTTTGCATACCTTCTGAAACAACTGACGGAACAAATGTGTGAGTAGTGACCCAGTTGTGACAATGCGTTTATTAGGATAGGAATCGCGATCATCGATTGGAGTTTCGCCCTGCTCTGTGCGAATGAGGCGACGAACCATCGAAGCAGTCAGAATGAGCTTGCGAGCCTCGAGTGTTTTCAAATTAGACGTGTCACCTCCGAAGCGAACGTGTGGCAGATACTCGGTCTCCAGCAGTGTCCTCACATATGCCTTCTTATCTTCGTGTGTTGTTACGTATTGCAGGTGATTTGCTAGGTAAGCAATTGCATCATCCTGTGTATAAATGTTCAAATCCGAGCACTCCTTAAAGGATGCCATCAGGCAATCCGAATTTTTATCGCCCCAAATAAGCTTTGCAATATCTTCATCGGTCTCCATTCCGAGAGCACGAAAGAATACAATCATAGGCACATCCTCTCGGAAACGAGGGACGCACATCATCAGTGGGTAGCCAAGACCATTGAATTTCGAGCTAATGCGAATTTCGAGCTTTTTGGGAGGAGTTGTAAATGATTCGTGAAGCGACTTGATTTCAACAGAGTACGTATATTTGGATGCGGTCTTCTTGTTGAAGAACACCATAATACGATTATCTGCGACCTTCTCCTGGCATAGGATTGTACGTTCACTGCCGTGAATAATGAAGTAACCAAGTGGATCATTTGGGCACTCTCCCATTTCCTCGCGACTCATAGGGTAGTCATTCAAAATGCACAGAGAAGATCCAAGCATCACGGGAATTTTCCCAAGCGACACGCCCGAAAACACTCGAACAGCATCTTCAAATTCGGTTAGTCCGCTGCCTCCGTACGTTCTAGCAGTAAAGCGAACGTCGCAGAACATTTGAGCGGCATATGTAAAATTTCGAATACGCGCTTCCTGTGGGAACATAGGCTTCACACGCCCAGTTGCCTCCTGGATACGCGGTTTCATATACGTGATATTTTCAAACGACAGACGAAATTCATATTTATATTTTTTGATCGTCTCATCAAACTCGTGCCACACAACGATCGGTGCAGTTGAAGAAACGATTAGGGGTAGTTTATTACGAATGAAATCCTCGAACGACTCGATTTGGTGCTCCACCAGCCGAGAAACGCCTTGCGTGCTGAAATACGATTTAATAGCAGACCACTCCATCGTATTTTGGTTGATACACGTTCTACGTAAATCAAATCTTGATTCGTTTTCAAAGAGAAGATGAGTACTCCGACACCCGAGGTAAAAATTACAAAACTCGACACGGATATGGTTATTCCTCCGAAACAGGGTGCGAAACGCAAGACAATGCGAACGTATCCCCGAGGTGTACTGAAAGTAAAGGGAGTGAAGGATCCTGCAAAGTCCCCGCCGCTCAAGAAGTCTGCACGGAATCATACGATTAAAATTATGACCGATGTCGGAAGTCGCAAACATCGGAAAACGGTTCGCAAGCGTTTGTCGAAGATGAGCCCTGAAAAGGTTAAGTTGTTAGCTGATAAATATGGATTGCTGAAAAATAAAAATACCCCACCTGCATTGATGCGTGATATGGTAGAAGGCGGTGTTATAGCGGGATTCATTTCCCTCGACTAAAACAACATGACCGCTATATGGGGACCACTGGGATGGATGTCCCTGCATTCGGTTTCAACTATATATCCGGACACACCGTCTGAAGCAGATAAGCAGATACTCAAAAGATATGTCGATTTATTTCGAGACACAATATCGTGTCCCTATTGCCAGTCGCACTTCTCCACAATGTTAAATAACTATTCACAAGAACATCCCGAATGGACAAATAGTAAATTTGATTTTTTTCTGTTTGTTGTTCGGGCACATAATACAGTGAACAATCGCCTGAGCAAGCCCAAACCAGGGACTGTTCAGGAATGTTTAGATACATACAAGCGTAATACACAAATTACACCCGGAATAGTGTTCCGTCAAAAATATTTAGAATACTTGACTCGAAATTGGTCGAGAGAAATGAGTGGGGAGTCCTTTATGCGACTGTCGCAAGTTCGGGAAATGCGTCGTATCACAGAGGAATACTGGAACAAGAGAACAGATGAGTCGACATCAATGTTCAAGATGTCAGCTAACGTACTTGCTTTGATTAATGAACACGGTCCCGGTGGTCCACCGAGTGCACCAGGTAGTCTGTCATATGCTGCAAATAATGCAGTAAGAATTGGGTTCAGAGGCGGGAAACTGAGGTTAAAGATGTAGAAGGGCTCCACGGCAACGAAATGCGCGGCTTCATTTCCCAATCGTGGCGTTTCATCCAAGGATGGCGAGTTTCACTGTAAATTTCATCCGGGAATTTCATTAATTTTTTTGCTCCACGAATTGATCTACTTGGTAGAATGAATTGAAGCTGTTGTGCAACTCCAAACGTCTTTTCACCTGTCTGAATTGACGTTTCGGGGAATTTCATAATTGATGTTACCAATGGTGCATCGGGATATGGGTACACCCAATCCCAGTTCAGGGGCGTATTCGTTCTGAAATAATGAAGAGTCCAGTGAAACGTTTTCCAAAATGCATCGACTACCTTTTCGGTATCCAGTACACCGTCCATAACGTGGAGGTAATATTGACGCTCAAAGTTGCTACCATCTCTTCCATAAATACCCTTTTCTTCCGGTCGTCGGCGCAATGAAATTCGCTCTTTCAATACTGACAACTCTTGTTTTTCAGCTGTTTCCAAAAATGTATCGCGTCCTTCAAATTCAAGCAGATTAGGATTCCCGGCTTTTTCATAAATTTCAAGTGCACGTTCGTACCCCCCTTCTCGCAGTGAAAACATCCCCAAATTCGGCATAAAATCGTTTCCAAAACACATAATACCCAGTGCAATATACTGGTCGATGGGAATTGGAATTTCTTTCAGCAGAGATTGAATACTCAAGTTTGAAAATTCCGCTTCAGCCAGTTTTGGATCGTTAAATTCCCCCGATTCGCGCAGGAGAGTCATCGATTGGCTGACACATGAATGCTGGAGGCATATTAGAATAAGGTCTGCGTCCAGTCCATAAATAGTAGTTGTTCTGCGTTCACATTCTGGCAGCTTGCGAATCATATGAAATAGTTTATGTTCACCTTCACCTTCTTCACCCGTCCCGCTGATTGTGGCTAGAGGAAATCTGGACGCCAATGCCTGCTCCAGTTCTTTCATATACGGAGTTCCGGGGGAAATTTGATTACGGTCGAATACGGTTGATGGATGTTCGGGGGTACGCATCCGACGGTAGCGCTGCTGTACGATTTTGGAATATGGAACAACACCGTCCATTGCAATCAGTACGTGTTTTGGTCTGCAAATTTCGTTTACAATATGCTCGAATGCATCTACAACCGATTGAATGGGATTTTCTTCTTTCAAATATCGATGAATCAAACAGTTAAAATCAACCCCCAACACATCTACATCAAGACGTGTTTTTACGGGACGCGTGATTCCACGATGCGATTTGATCAGCGATGCGAAGTAAAAAGGGATCCCCATTGTGTGTTTTGTGCTCGATGAATGAAAACTCTTGACATAACAAAATGCTATCTTGGATTTGGATAGCACTCGCAGTTGTTGTTGCAGTTTTGTATGCCGTATCAATTTCTGGAAAAATACAAGTTGCACCCCCAAAGTCCGGGTGCTCGCAGTGCGCCAATAAGAAAACAGAATAGATATAAATGCAAGGTCAATGCGGCGGTCGCCGAATAACTCGTGTTGGATATACTCGACAGGCACACACGCGTCGTTCTTTCACACGCAAGCCGGATGTAGTCGTAAGACGTACGACAGTAAAACGCGCACGTGTACCATCTGTTCGGATCGAGGATCGCGGTGCTCCTGGTAAGTGGTCGGATAAACACGGTCCGGGGATTGGTAAACTAAAGCCAGGGGGTCTAACTAAGCACGGATACACTGTCCGAAAGCGTATGCCGGCTCGCCATCGTGCCCTTCGTAAGTCAGTCCATAAGAACGGTGCGTTATCTACATTCCGTAAACTAAACGCCGTAGCGGTGTATAGTCGTCGTACTGATAAGAATGCAAGTCAAAAATACACTGCCGATCGTAACTGGGTAAAGAAAACCTTTATGAATAAGTAAATAAATGGATATTGGTAGTCTGCTTATATCAACAATCCTGTTTGCTCTATTCGTCCCAGGTGTGCTTGTTACGCTTCCCAGTGGAGGAAGCAAAGGTACTGTGTTAGTTGTTCACGCCCTGTTGTTTGCGGTCGTTGCCAGTTTCGCAATGAAGTTGTACTGGGGAGTTCGCGAAGGGTTTGGTAACTTTGGACCTAAGTGCCCGAATGGATATCGCCAAACGGACGATGGGGGATGTGTTCCAACGGGACACCAAACATACACACCGGGGGCACTTGGGGAAAAAACTGATTGAAGTATAAATGTGGGTTAATATTCTGCTAAAGGTATTGCTATTTATTGTATTTGCACCAGGGGTACACTTCAATATACCTGGTACACTTCCAGAAAAAGCTTTGATCGGAGGTTTATTCTTTTCTGTTACGAATTGGTTGGTTTACAAGCACGTTCGCCCTCTACTGGAATCATTCGAGAATCCAAGCACAAAGGTTGATCAGCCGTGCCCACCTGGATCTGTAAAATGTCCGTCGGGGGATTGTAAATTAGCTGGGTCAATACATAGTCCGTGTAGTTAGATAAATTTCTTACAATATGTATAAAATGTGGGTCAAGTTACTAGCTCTTGCTGCGTTATTCGTTCTCCTAACTCCCGGCGTTGTTCTGTCTCTGCCCCCAGGATCGTCTCTCCTGACGCAGGCGGTGGTGCACTCTCTTGTGTTCGCCGTTGTGTGGAAGCTGCTCTCCAAGACACTTCTCCGCAAGTAATTACACACTCTGAATAAATTCCCACTTCAAATAGTCGCAAATTTTCTTCCATATTTCGTCGTGCGCAATTAGACGATCTCTTGACTTGAGGAGAGGGAAGTATATTTTGTATTCGTCGAGCTCCAGCAGTTCAAAGAACTTGTACAAAATGTATGAATATGATAAGAAATTTGTTCTATCATCGGGGCAATACAGCAAAAAAGGTGCCTGAATTTCCTGAAACATGGCTCGGATCTTTTCTTCAATTTCGGGTGTAATTGTGGGAGGTGGATTGCCATTGAGCCGCGATAAGATGTGCGTTGCGTGTTCATAATACTTACTTCTATTGAGCTTCTTCAAAATCTCTCGCATATCCTTTTCGGTCATATCTGCGATGTTTTGGATTCGACGTTTCTTTATTTCACAAACAACTTCGTGCATTATTTCATCAGGAATGATTGTACTCTCCTTCGCTTGAAATTGATTTAGAATCTCATTCAAGTGATTGATCTTCTTGTAAGCATAGTTATTTCGCTCCTTTGGAGGATCGCGAAATGATGGAAAGTCAGATACAACCATCATATACTGCTCAGACCCACAAAGCGGACATACAAGGATTCCTTCTGCTGTGATTTCCTCTCTCGATACGTTACAAGTTTCGCACTGTTCCGATACGTCCACATCAGTCGTTTCACCCGCCGGTGCAGTGTTCAATTTCATACGAGTCGTATACTGTTCAAATAATCCCTTCTTTGATACGCCAGCCGTATCGTTTGTCGTAGTATTTAAGTATTTCAAAAATGTATTTTGTACAGAATTTCCAGATGAAACAATTTGTGATTTTTCCTGTGCTCCGTAATATTTCAACATAATATCTGCATTCTTTACGTAGTAATTTTCAATTGGGTTTCGCTCAAGTAGAATAGCGCATATAGACTCTACTTCACTTTCAAGCTTGGATATCTTCAATATGTCATCTAGGGAAATTGAATTTTCCAGCTCTTTTATTTCAAGTTTTATATCATTTAGTTTTACTTTTAGTAATTCTGTATCCGTCTCTCGCAATGAGGATACTATATTTTGATGAATAGAGTCAAGTGTACCACTTACAATTTCTTGAGTTTTAGACCTCTGTATATTATCACGTATTCTTTTGGTACGAAATACATTGTCCATTTAATAGTCATCATAATGAAACATTAAAATGCTCTTCAACCTGTTTTCTGTACGCAGGATTTGTAAACGCACAGGGTCGTTGCTGTAGGATTGCTTTGAATACGTCGCGAATCCCAAATCCGAACTTGTTACACGCATAAATTAGTGTCAAATATCCACTTCGATTGATTCCACATTGACAGTGAACATAAATTGTTTCACAGCTCGGATCTTTCATAAATAGGTTGACCGCGTGTTCAAATGCAGGATACCACTTAAAAATGTTTGCAGATATACTGTCATGTGCCTCCAAACATTTATATTTCGTGGGGTTTGATGACTTAAACCATTCGGGGGAATCTTCTTCGTATGCACAATTAACTACGTGAGTAATGTTATGTTTTTTTGCAAAAGCAGGCGTTAGAGCTATACCAGAACCGAACAATATGCTGGGATGAATATATGCGGGTTGATCCTTCTCCCATCCCCTAGACTTCCGCCTATAAGACGCTAAGTCATCCATATTGCTATATACAAGCCTCCCGTGTGAAAGATGGATCATTATAAAACGGATTTAAATTTTTCAAAGTTGGGATCGCAACAATCAAGATGAGTTACAAGTGCGTTCACAACACCGAGTACCACGTTGCTACTATTACTAGGAGGAGGAAGGTCATCGCAGAGGCTAGGAACCGTATCGGGACACGTAGTCGTGGTTCTGGCTGGGATGACCAAAGCTTGCATGCGGAACGTGCAGTTGTGAAACGTCTTGGAGATATTTCACAACTGAATGGTTGTACGCTGGAAGTTGTCCGCATCAGTAAACACGGTAATATCAAAAACTCCGAACCGTGCTACAATTGCAGGATGTTTCTCGCCAAGTGTATGAAGGAGTATGGACTCCGTAAAGTTATTTATTCGTCCGACAACGAAGACGAATGCGCTCGAACAATTATTGTTTAAACCAGCATAGACAGAAATGTCGATAAAACATACGCAATTGCAACCGAAATTGCGCCTAAAATAGCAGCTCCGTAATAAGACACAACTCCCCCGCTAGTGTATGTATTTGGGATATACTGCAGAAAGAGAGAGCGAGGGATTGGTAACGAAATAATCATAGCTGCCAAAAAGAAAGCAACATACGTTAGAGTATTTTTCACTAAACCCCGGACTGACGAAAATGTAGCGTTATGATTGACCAGTTTCGTAGAGGGTTGGGGTGCAATAAATGGATCGCCTCCTCCTGTTACCATTGGTGCAAATGTCGTCGACTGCGGTAGTTGTTGGACAGGTGCATTTCCTAATAAATCTGCCAAACTTGTCGCTCCTTCAGCCATTTATTTATTTACCATCATACTTTTCGCAATGAACATCTTCCGCGTGATACTCAAAACATTTACCATCAACTTTAACCACCTTTCCTTCGACTTCAGAAAGGGGTACAGACAATTCTAGCTGTTTATGAATTGGACGGTGAAGCAATAACACTACAATCCCGAGACCGACAATGAATGAAAAAAACATACCACTTGCAGGGCGATTTAATACTTTTGATATTTGAATCATTTGTGTTGAGATGCGAGTAAATTCAAGGAACTTGCAGAGTCAGTACATTGAACTGATTGAGTGCGAAACCGAATACAGCCGTGTGGTGTATGGAATATATCCTTGCTGTTCGGAGTCGGCATTTCTAAGTTTTTCCGAAAGGGAGGTGTAAACACCGATATCAGGAGTAATCCAGTTAACATTCCTATGAATACCCATTTAAGGTAGAACATTCTTAATTAATAATCACTATTTAAGCTGCGGCGACGAAATTGAAGTTATAAAGAATGTTTCAAGTGCGCCTGTCACCGAGCCAGTGGATGTTCTTGTTTCCTTTATCTTCGCGTGATCCAGCTGTCCAGCGGACTGAATCGCGCGTCTTCGGGATAACTCGGTAGCCATAGAAGCATCTCCATTTTTTGACTGAATATGTTTTGTCCTACCGACTTGCTCGCCCCAAGGTGTTATTAAAGTCCGTGACGGTTTATCCTTCCAATATTGATATGCTGCATATAAGAATATTGAACCCATAAATGCGATACATATCGTATTCAAATCCATCCCTATTGAACAAAGGGTAGAATGAAGTTTTGGATGTTTCTTGCATTCGTGTTTATGGTTGCATCATTTGGCTGGTGGGTGAAGGCAGTAGAACATATGACTGAAAGGAATCCCATCTATGGTCCAAAAATTGTGAACAAAGAGAAATGTGTCAGAGAGTATCCGGAAATATTTACTGCGGACACCTATCTTATGGATGGAAGCATCCAGCGGGAATTGCCAGCTAACATTCCAGTAGATAGTAAAGCGCCAAAGTCGGTCGTCCCGAACATTCGCAACAAACCAGCAGGTGCGCCGGTACCGGGTGCATCGGGCACAGGTGCATCGGGCACAGGTGCATCGGGCACAGGTGCTACTACCGGAAACCGCCAAGCAGATGGCAGCGCTCCCACAATATTGGACAGAAAGCAAGTATCCGGTCCGTCTTCGTCGTGGGAACAAGACGATGGTACAGTAAGTTCCGACACTGCTAC